CATAAAAAAATTCTCCTAATGATAAGTTATGTGAAATGGGCGCTGTGCGCCCTGATTAATCCTCAACCTTCAATTTGTTTGCCCATGACCTAGGCTTTACATTTGTAATTTTATCAGGGTCATTCCTATGCGCATGCTTTACCACCACTTTCTGATAAAGTTTTGCATAGTCTTCAACCTGATCAATATTACATTTAATAATATCTATTAAAGTTTTGTTAATTTTTTCAGAGACTTTGCGCTGACATATTTTACCACTTGTTAACTTTGATTGATAAAAGTAGTACTGCCCCTGAATATGATGATGATACTTAGGGTCATCAGATAGTATATACCAACCCTCAAATGCTGAGCCATCTTCTTTTGCGCACTCAACCCATACTGTTAAAGGTACACCATCAAATATTTGTCCCATGGTTCTAAAGTCATATATCTTTTGTAGTTTCATAATTACTCCTATGTTGTGAAATGGGCGCTGTGCGCCCCTGCTATATTATGTCAACCCTTAGACCACTAATCACATCCCTGCTTAAGAGTTGTAGTTGTTCATTATAATATTCATTTGCTCTAAGAATTCCTTGGAATGTAAAGTCTTCCTTATACCAAGATTTGCCCTTGGATGACCTAACCCTGATCTTCTTCTGACTATTATTATTCTTTTCAATTTCATATAAAAATTTAGTTGTAAGCATAATTACTCCTGAGTTGTGAAATGGGCGCTGTGCGCCCTAGTTTATCCCATGCTCCTGCAGGTACATGGCATCAACAGATATGTCCTGCAAATTCTTAGCATGCTCTACTATTGCATTAGATGCAGACTCAAAAAGTTGAGTAGGAAGATTAAGTTCTACTTCTTTTTCAAGATATTTAATGTATTCCTTGATCTGCTGTAATTCGTGTTTAGCTTTAACAACCTTTATATTTGTTCTATTTTTTATAAAACCTTTTATAACTTTATCCATAGTAAATCCTCATGTTGTGAAATGGGGCGCTTGCGCGCCCTTGGTTATTTGCTAACCTTTTTTGATTTTCTATTCTTCTTGTCCTGCGCCCACGCGTTAGCTATTGCTTTATTCATAATAAGTACCCTCTAGGTTGTTAGTGAAATGGGGCGCTGTTGCGCCCTAGTCATCAGCTATGCCATCAAGGGTATAATCATTAGCCTCTAGCATTTCTAAAACATCAGCCTCAGACATAAACTTTAAGCATGCCATAATCATGTCATCTTTGTTTAAGTGACCCTCATTAATTAACTCAATTAATGAATTGGTTGTATGCCTTGGGTCTAAACCTTTTTTAATAATCTTATTCATAATAGATCCTCATAGTTGTGAAATGGGCGCTGTGCGCCCTGATTATTTTGCCCAATCGTATTGGTCTTTACTTGGGTTATCTGTCACCCAACTAAATTGACCATCTCTTGGATGCCAAGAGGTCTCACCATCCAAAGCGCCCTGATAAACATTACCATCATGATCCCAATGTAGCTCATGACCACACGCGCCCCATTCATCCAATGCCTCATCATCTTTCACTATGGATGCCATAGCCTGATATATTGGGTTACATACAGAGCCTACAAGCTCGCCTTTCAATTTGTTTGCCTTGCGCTTTTCCTCTACATGATACGCGCCATATTCTGATTGGTAGCTGTCTCCATAATAAACAGAGTCAGCGCTGTTTGCCATGTAGTAAGGCTTTAGCAAAGACTCAAGAAGAACCAATTCATCAGGGTTCAAACCTAATTGGATAATTTTTAGCAGTGATTTTGAATGTGTCATAAATAAATCCTCATGTTGTGAAATGAGCGCTGAGCGCTCTTGGTTATTTCCAAATTTTAAAATCATTTATTAATTGTTTAGTATAAACTTTTAGATCCCAAAACGTAGACCAATAAAAGTCAGGGTGTATGCTGTGTATTTTTTGATCAATGTATTTCATTGTATTTGCTCCATGTGAAAAGCTCTTGAACGACTATAGTTGTTGAGCAGGTAGGATCATAAAAAGTTAAGCGCGATGCTTTGATATCGTAGTTTATCGCATGTCCCCATGCTGTAGGCTTTGCAACCTCTCCTGATCTGCTCGTATTACTCAGCCTAGAAGATCTGAGAGCCAAGCATTAACACTGACATAGGGGAGCTTTACCCTCGCAACATCTTCTGTTCGTCTCGATGTTGTCGTTGCCCAAAACATAGGGGGCTGTAAGTCGTTCAAAAGAACAAGTTCTTTTTTTCATAGATTTCTAGATCTGTCAAATAATTGTTGATAGTTTAACTAATAAAAAAAGGTAACTCTAGGCATAGAGCCAAATAGCATTTATTAAATCCCCTGATATAGGGGATAATCAGCGATATTTGGGGCGAATCACTTTACGATTCGCTCTGTGTTGTAGGCATACAGCCAAAAACTGCGAAAGCACCCTGAGGGATATGATTGTACCTGCGAGCATGCTTTACCCTTCTCAGGGTCTTTAAATCTCCATTAAAGGCATATTAACAATTTATTGACTGTTATCTACCCTGCTTATGCTTGTTATATAGGGGGGAAGAAGACCAAACACATAAAAGAAGAACACGCTGGAGGATTATGCTAGTTTAGTTTTATGATTAATCAAATAACTAAAGATAATACAGGATGGGGACAGGATGGGCGCAAAAGATAAAAGGACAGGTCTTACAACAAAACAGCAAAAGTTTGCAGATAATTTCTTAGGGCGATATTCCAAGGAATGTCATGGACATGTAAGTAATTCATACAAGCAGGCTTATGATGTATTTGATGAAGATGGAAAGCAGACCATGAATGATAATGCTGTTAGAGTTGAGGCATCCAAGCTCTTAGACCATGCCCTAATAACTCAATACATATTGAGCGCTAAAAAGAAGGAAGAAGATAGGCTAGAGGAAAAGCATAGTCTGCAGGTAGACGCGCTCAGGCAGAAGGTCACAGAATTACTTTTACTTGAGGCTACAACCTGCAACAGCGACAGCGCACGCGTGACAGCAATACAAGCGCTAGGCAAGTTAAAGAATGTAGAGGCTTTTGGATCTGACAAGGTGGAGACTACAAACACTACAAAAATATCATACGAAGAATCCCTAGAAGAATTACAGCAGGCTATAGCTGACAGCCTAGAAGATTCAAACGTGGTTGATTTATTTAAGAAAAAAGATTAATCGCATCCCCTATCAGAGGGGATGGCACTAGAAAGTTTTAGGGGGGACTTTTGTTTTGTACCCCCGGACTTATCATTGCGCCGACCCCCCTTTATTGTATGTGCTGTCAGTCGTGTTATGTACTGTATTTTAGCCCCGTAAATACCAAAAACCTACAAAACCTACATGTTGCATTATTCTAAGGTATGTAAATTTGAAAAAAAACGTTAACATCCCTATAGGGGGGGTATGTTAAAAAAATTGTTGACAAAGTACTTTTACTATTATTATAAATAAATTAGTGAATCTGTCTCCTCCCAGACACTCACTAAAAACCCAACAGGGTGGCTACTTGGGGTATCTAGGTATCGCTCCATTATTGCTTAGATACCCCCTTTTAGGAGAACGTATGGATAAACCATGTTTTGTAGATGACGATGATCATTTTAAATTTGATAATGAAAAGATGCAAATGTGGTACGAGAGCGCTGTTGAAAAAGTTGCCAAATTAGATCTTGTAGATTCTGAAATACCATATGTAATTTTTTTAATGGGCGCTGAGGCAGGTTTAAGATGTCAGATGATAGACAAATTGCATTAATAGAGGTTAACATCTCTGAAAAACAAAAGGCCCGTATAAAAGCCTTAAACGATCAAATGCCAAAAGAAGGTTATAATAAACGTACATTCATGAGAGGTAAAGGTGGCCTGTATGGTGCGGCAGGAGAAATAATCGTTCTTGAGGAATTAGGGGGCAGGCATGAGCCGTCATGGGATTACGACATAGTTGTAAAGAGCGTTGAGGATTTACGTTTTTGTCATGCAGGCAGATATGCAGAAGACAAAAGAAATTACAAAACTTTATTAACACCCAAAAAACGCAATGTTGTTACAATCGAGGTAAAGTCAAAAAAAGTCTTGTCACCGCCAAAAATGGAGTATGCAAATTCAGTAGCAAGATTTAGTGCGCACCAAGATTGTACACATTATGTTTTTGTTCGTGTGTTAGAAGATTTAACAAAGGCATGGATCTGTGGAGCGTGTACACCACAGTGGTTTTATAAAAATGCAAAGTTTCACGCAAAGGGAGATTATGATGCAAGTAATAATTTTACATTTCGAGCAGATTGTTTCAATGTTTCGATTGGGACAACATTAGATGAGGAGGGTGTCCAAAATAGTGGCAATCCCCCCTTCAGTGAAAAAGCGTTCCTGCGCGAAGTGTGGGTCTCATAAGTGGGTTTGTTTTACAATAGACCATGGTAGAAACTGGTACTGCTACGGGCATGAACCTACAGCAACTGAAAAATGGAGGAAAAGGGCAGATGATAGACTTATACAAGATGAGCGTGAAGGGCAACGTAGAGAAGAAAATAAACGGATTGCAAGAGAACAAAGAAGAAAAAACAGACGAGGCGTTGAGTACGGAAGCAAAGACAGCCTTGAATGGATCTTATAAAGACGATGTTAACCACCCTGAACACTACGCATCCAGTTCAATAGAATGTATAGACGCTATGGAAGCAATGGTCGATTCGCAGGGTAGAGATTACCAAATACACTTAAGTGGTCACATGTTCTACCTGTGGCAGGTAATTTTTAAATATGTCTGGAGATGGCCATTTAAGGAAAAACCAATAGAAGATCTTAAAAAAGCAGAGTTTTACCTTAAAAAGTTAATTAAAGCTCTTGAAAAAACAAATTCTATACAAAAATAAGCACAAGGCCACTAAACAGTGTAATATAGGAGAATAAAGTATGAAAGACAAAAAGTTAAAAGACTTAAAAGACGAAGAACTTGCTCAAAAAATTACAGATGTTAAAAAAGAACTAAACATTTTACTTGATGAGTGGAGCGAAAGATCGTCAGTCCAGCTTGAAGTAGCCCAATATGATTACATTGCTGCTAAAGAACGCTTTGTAAAGGCCGTAGAAAACAATCGTTCTCGTGATGTACAAAAAGTTGACCAGTTATTTACAAATTTGTCTAGACCTTTTTATTGGAGTCAAAGAAAATTAAATTAAATGGACATTCAAGTTCAAGATATCTTAACTAGGCTGGATGAATTACCAGAAAAACACAGGGCGGCGATAACAACCGCCCTTTCTAGTTATAACAAAGCAAAAAACATAAAAAACGCTAAAATTGATTTTTTAACATTTGTAAAACATGCATGGCCACCCTTTATAGAAGGCCCTCACCACAGAATTATGGGTGAAAAATTTAATGAGATTGCAAGTGGCAAGTTAAAAAGACTAATAATTAATATTGCACCTAGACACGGCAAAAGCGAACTAACGTCATGGTTGCTGCCAGCATGGTTGCTAGGTCAAAAAGCAAGTAGAAAACTAATTGCGGCAACGCATACTACTGAATTTTCACAAAGATTTGGTAGAAAGGTAAGAAACTTAATTGACTCTGAACTTTACAGAGAAATTTTTCCTAATGTTTCATTGAGAGCAGATTCAAAAGCTGCTGGTAGATGGGATGTTGCTGGAGGCGGAGAATACTTTGCCTGCGGCGTTGGGGCTGCGATGACAGGTCGTGGAGCTGATTTACTGATAATTGATGACCCTCATTCTGAGACTGCGGGTATCAATCCAACACCAGATTATTTTGACAGCGTATACGAATGGTACTCATCAGGCCCTAGACAAAGATTACAACCGGGTGGTTCTATTGTTATTGTTATGACACGATGGAGCGAAATGGATCTTACTGCAAAAATTATGCAGAGTTCGTCAGAAAGGCGAGGATCAGACCAATGGGAAGTAATTGAACTACCTGCTGTTTACGATAATGGCAACCCTCTATGGCCGGAGTTTTGGCCTAAGGAAGAACTTGACGCATTAAAAGCTGAACTACCGCTAGGTAAGTGGTTAGCTCAGTATCAACAGCAACCCACTGCAGAAGAGGGTGCTTTAATTAAACGTGAGTATTGGAGGGAATGGAAAAGTGCTGAACCGCCTCAATGTGATTTCGTTATACAAAGTGTTGACACTGCACACACAAAAAATGCAAGGTCAGATTACTCAGCTATTACAACATGGGGGGTTTTTCAACATCCAAATGAGAATGGCGAGTTGGTTTCAAACATTATTCTTTTGGATGCGGTAAATGAAAGACTTGAATTTCCAGAACTTAAGAAAAGAACTCATGAATTATATTTTGAATACGAGCCTGATAGCTTTCTTATTGAAGCAAAGGCAGCAGGGTTACCCCTTATTCAGGAGTTACGTTCATCAGGAGTACCAGTTACTGACTATACTCCTTCAAGAGGTCAAGACAAGCTGTCGAGAGTTAATGCAGTCACTGATATCTTTTCTTCAAAACTTGTATGGTATCCTCCGAAACGTTGGGCGGAAGAGGTAATAGAACAATGCGCAGCGTTTCCAAATGGTCAGCATGATGATTTGGTTGACTGCACAACATTGGCGCTGTTAAGATTCAGGCAAGGTGGATTTATACGTCTTCCATCTGATTATGAAGAAGAAGATAAACCTTGGTACGAAAAAAATAGGGATACATATTATTAATGGCCGAAGATTACGAATCAATTGAACAAGAATTTGCTATGGACAATTTAGCGCCTAAAGAGAACACTAAAAGTGTATCTATTGGCGTTGTAAATCCAGAAGCTATTATTGTTGAGACGGATGACGGCGGTGCAGAAGTTGACTTTTCTGATCAGTCAGAAAAACAACAGGGCGATGGCGGGTTCTTGGCAAATCTTGCTGAAGACATGGATGAAGATGTTTTGTCTAGCATTGCATCAGATTTGGTAGGAGCGTATGAGGATGACAGAAGTTCAAGACAGGAATGGGAAAACACATACACAGATGGTCTTGATTTACTTGGAGTAAAACTAGAAGAACGTAGCCAACCATTTGAAGGTGCTACAGGTGTTACACACCCAATACTTTCAGAAGCTGTAATACGTTTTGTGTCTCAGTCCATTATGGAAATTTTTCCAGCGGGTGGCCCTGTAAGAACACAGATGTACGGAAAACAGTCTGAAGAAAAGTCAGTACAGGCAAAGCGTGTTGAAACATACATGAATTATGTCCTGACAGAAGAAATGGTGGAGTACAGGAACGAAACAGAACAGCTATTATTTAATTTATCTTTAGCTGGATCTGCTTTTAGAAAAGTTTATTTTGATCCATACTTAAACAGACCTTCTAGTGTTTTTGTGCCAGCAGATGATTTTGTTGTGTCTTATGCTACAACTGATCTTTTAAATTCGCCACGTCATACCCATGTTATGCAGAAGAGTGATAATTTTGTAAAAAAAATGCAATTAAGCGGGTTTTATCGTGATGTAGAATTATCAGAAGGAAGCGGAGATGACGATGACATTAAAACAAAATACGATGAACTCACAGGGATCACAGAAGTCTCGGAAAACGACCTTAGAACCATCTTGGAAGTCCACGCAGAACTCGACCTTGAGGGGTATGAAAACGAAGGGGGAGATGAAGACGAAACAAGAATCCAACTCCCGTACATCGTTACAATCGACAAAGACACAGATACAGTACTTTCAATACGGCGTAATTACAGTGAAGACGATCCATTAAAAAAACCAAAACAATATTTTGTTCACTACAAATTTCAACCCGGTTTAGGATTTTATGGGTTTGGATTAATACATTTAATTGGTTCTATTGCAAAAAGTTCGACATCAATTCTAAGACAATTAATAGATGCGGGAACTTTAGCAAACTTGCCTGCTGGATTTAAAGCCAGAGGGTTAAGAATAAAAGGTGACGACTCCCCAATATCTCCGGGAGAGTTTAGAGACCTTGATTTACCATCAGGTGCTATAAGAGACAACATCATGCCGTTGCCTTTTAAAGAGCCATCAGCAACATTAGCACAGTTACTTGGCGTTCTTGTTGATGAAGGAAGAAGATTTGCTTCAATCGCTGATTTGCAAATTGGGGAAGGTAATCAGGAAGCTCCTGTAGGTACAACGCTTGCTCTTATAGAGAGAAGCATGAAAGTAATGAGTGCTATTCATGCACGTTTACATGCATCTCTAAAAAGAGAATTAAATTTATTGGCAAATATTATTGGGTCAAGTACAGAACAGTACCCATACGATGAAGAGGGAGATCCAAAAACGGATTTTGATGGCAGGGTAGATGTTATTCCTGTTTCAGATCCTAACGCTACCTCTTTTGCTCAAAGAATTATGCAGTTACAGTCAGCTATGCAGATTGCTGGATCTGCACCGCAGTTGTATGACATGAGAGAGCTACACAAAAGATTTTTAGAGACCGCAGGCGTTAAAGATGTTGAACAGGTTTTGCCAGATAAAACAGAAATACCTGCATACGATCCAATATCAGAAAATGCAAGAATGATGGCTGGAGGGCCTAACAAAGTTTATTCGTATCAGGATCACGATGCACACATATCTGCTCACATGAGCTTGTTACAAGATCCTAGCTTGGGCCAAAACCCAAATGCAAAGATGATACAGCAGGCAATTTCTGCACATATCAGTGAGCATATGGCTCATAAGTATAGAAACGAAGCAGAAAAACTTATGGGTACTCAGTTACCACCACTGGATGTACAGGATGGTAAGGGAACACCTGAAGAGCAAGAACAACAAATTGCAAATCAAGCTGCACAGGCTGCCGC